ATATAGAACTACCCATTATCATAAACCCGAAAGATAAATTAAATGTCTGAGCAAGTAGGATACATAAATAACTTAGATTTACAAGAAATAAACGACAAGTTTCGTATTATACAAAATTTGTTCGATGGGATTATATTCAACGATACACACTTAAAAGATTATCTTAATAACTCAAGACATGATTTACAAGAAAGACATACTCTTGGGGATGTAGTAAATCACGATAGTATTGTTAATCTAACAGACGTAAATATAGAGTTAATACAAGAGAATAGTTTAAAATTACTTAGAATAAACGAAGAATATACAGGTGTAGAACTTGTTGCATCTGAATTAGCTATAGATTTATTTGAATTAATTTCTGGAACTACTAATCAAATAGATGTAGCTGGAGGCTCAGGTGATGGAAGTGTAACACTTAGTTTATCTAGTACGCTCATATTTCCAGGAACAGCTACAGCTTCTAGTTTAATAGTAACTAATGGTGGAACTATTGGACAAGCTGCTGGAGCTTTACTTACATTTGATGATACAAATAATTTCTTAGAAATAACTGGATGTAGTGTTGGAATTAAAAATACTGCTCCAGATGAACTTCTAAGTGTAGGTGGAGAAACAGATGCAACTGATAATTATATAGCTATTTGTTCTGCTGGAACAAATGCACGCGGAGTTAAATTTCAAGAAGGTGCTACTATAGAAGTAGATGCTAATGGAGATTTAGTAGTAAAATATAACCAAGGTGATGCAGCTTCTATAGATTTTTTTATTAAACGTGGAAGTGCCGAAAGTTTAGTTCTTAATTGTGATGTAAGTGGTAATATTGGAATAGGTGTTACACCAACTTGTGTTTTAGATATAAATGCAGATAAATTTAGATTACGAACAAGTAAAACTCCAAGTTCAGCTTTAGACACTGGCAATGCTGGAGATATTTGTTGGGATTCTAGTTTTATATATGTTTGTGTTGGTACAAATACTTGGAAGAAAGTAGGTATAGCGACATGGTAGATATAAATAATTTTGCTTCTAAAAAATCTAAAGGACTTGTTAAACTCGAAAAAGTTGGAGCTTCATATGCACTAACTATCAAAAAGTTTAATCCTGAAGATGGAACTGAACAGATACCAATTATAATAGGTATTTCAAAAACACAAATATTACAACAAAAAGAAACTTTAACTAAAGCAATTAAAGACCTTGACGATATACTTTTAGAAATGGAGGAATAACTTCATGGCTGAATCATCATCTTTTTGGCCACTTCTAGTTTCGGCAGCTATAGAAAGTTATCAAGATAGAGACCAAGCTAGTATTAATAGAAATACTAGCTTACAGATGGCAAATCTACAATCTGGAAAAGCTTATCCTGGACAGGGAAAATTAGCTGCTGAACTTGCTCCATATTTGTGGGAAAATATCAATACTGGTTTAACTCCTGAAGAAAAGAAACTTTATTATAATCAGGGAAAAACTAGTATTTTACAAGCTGATAAAAGTAATAGAGGTCAAGCGTCTAAAATATTTGCTTCACAAGGCTTAAAAGGTGGATCTATTGCTAATTTACTTGCTAGTACAAATGCAAGTGAGTTTACTAAACTAAATAATAACATAATGCTTGCTGATATAAACAAGAAGAATATGAGAATAGAAGATATTCTTAAATTCTTGTCTTTAAAAGCAGGAAATAATTTAGATTCTGATGATATAAATTCCCTATTAGGAGATGGTGGCTCTAATTCTTTTTTAAGCTCAATAGCTCCTGCTGCTGGTGCTATGATTACTAAATGGCTAATGGACCCTAAGAAACCTGCTTCTGAAACCGCAACAGAGGCAGGTACACGAGAAAGTGGCGGAATAACAGATGTAGTTAAAAATGTACCATCAAGTATTTTGAAATATGCAAAAGAAGCTTTGGGAATAAATACTCCTGCAATTACCGGAGCTGAATATAGTACATGGGTAGGTGCAGGAGAACCAGCTTTAACTCCTGGATCTTATGGTAGTGGTCTCGCTTCTTCTGCTGCTCTAACTGCTTCTGGTTCTAGTTCATTAGCTGCTACGGGTGCTTTATCTGCTTCTGAAGTAGCTGCTGCTGAAACTGGTACTGGTGTTGCAGCTAGTTTAGGAAGTTCATGGTCATCTGTATTGGGACCAATAGGAGTAATTCTTGCGCCGCTTATGGGATATTTTGGTGCTAAAAGTGGAGAACGAAAAACAAAACATGCTAGAGAAGATTTCTTTAATTCTCTAAATTATGAACAACAATTAGCATATGCTGCTCACGGTGATGTAAATCAAAGATGGTTAGATGTTTTACAGAAATATACTCCTACTGAATCTGGTGAAGATATTACACTTAGAGATTTTTCAAGAACCCCTGTTCCAAATTGGTTACAACCGTTTAGTAGATTTCAACCAAAAGATGAAGATATTAATTCATTGTATGAAGATGTAACAGGTTATAATGAAGCAACTAGTCAGTATGAGACTAGTAAAGTATTGAGAAAAAATTCCGGTGCTGCTCTAAATAAACTAATGAATAATCCTAATAACTGGAAATATTCACAAGATAGTTTTAATAGTGTAGAACAAGCTTTAACTAATAAAAGACCAGCTTATTTGAAAGGCATAAATAATGGACTTGAATTATTTAGGAGCATAAATTATGGGTAGAATAACAGATGCAATAGCAAAATCAATGCAAATTGACTTGCAAAGCAGTCAATTAGAACTTCAAAGAAGAGAGCAAGAAAACAGAAATGCTGCTGCTGAACGTGCTGATTTGTTACAAGCTCTTAGAGATAGAACAGAAGCACGTAAAACAGAAAATGAAAGCATGACTATAAAGTTAAACCAAGGAAAAGATTTTATAGATAGCTTTTCTAAATTATACGCTGGAAGAAAAGATATTACTCCTAATGAAATGAACGCTGGAGTAAAGCTATTTCAAGAAAAATTTGGTATAGATGCAACTTCTATGTTTCAACCAAATACAGATGAAAAAACTGGAGTAACTAAATCTTTTAACTTCACTAATGCAGATAGTATGAATAAGGAAATAGATAATAGACTAAAAGAAGCAGATATTAAAAACAAACAAGCTGATACTGCTATAAAAATTATAGATGAAAAACAAAAACAATTAGAATTTTCTGGTGGTAAACCTGAGAAAACATGGGAAGGTGAATTACTTAGATTACTCAACAATGATCCAAAATTTAAAACTTTATCACCTGAAGAAAAAAGACAAAAGGTAGTTGAAACAGCTTGGAGTTTACCAACTAGTTCAACTCAAGTCATGCCACAAGGAACTAAAAAAGAACTCCAAGATTCTATGATAGGAACTATAAGGCAAAGCCATGATTTGGCTCTTATAGAAAAAATCTTTGATGAAGATATGTTAACTTATCAAGGAAAACTTTGGAATTATAAAACTAGAATAGGTCTTAAATCTAAGTTAATAAAAAACTTATCTCCTGAAGATGAAAAATTTCATACTAATCTTAGGTTATTTGAAGAAGCTAGTTCACGTACTGTAAATCAGTACACACATGATATGTCAGGAGCACAGTTTAGTATTAAAGAAATGGAAAGATATAGAAATTCTCTGTTTAATACAGACTTAGATAAAGTAGAGTTCAAAGCTTCTTTTAATGATTATGTTAGTTTTGTCAAAAAATCTTACAGAATAAAAGACATGCTAGTTAGAAAAGGATTCACTGGAGAAGCTTTAGGAAAAAATATAGACCAATTAAATATGATTGGTGGTGATCCAACTCTAAGTGCTGATGCTATTAAAGAACGTGGTGATGAACTAAAAGAATTTTTTAAATCACAAGGTATAGCAGAAGATAAATTAATGGAAAAGATTAATTCTGAACTTATTAGAGAAGGATACTTTCAAAAATGAATGAATATATAGATTTTAATACTAAACATGCTGAAGATACTGGTGAAATTGTAGCCAGTGAAGTTAATAAAGCTGAAAAAAATGAATACCAGATTTTTAACGAGCAGTATATCCAACAAGATTTAAATAAACGTCAAAGTATAACTATAGGACAGACTTCTTCATGGGGAAGGACTTTGCTTAATTCCATGAAGAATTTTTCAATTCCAAAATATTTAGCTGCTCCGTATGAAGCTGGTGAATTTATATATGATAAACTCACTAATTTCAAAGCTACTAAACGAGAATTAGGTGAATTTGCTTCCGGTATGGCTAAAACTGCCATACTTAGAACATATGCAGGTGAGGCAGGTAATAAAGCTAGAGAACAAAAATGGGGAGAAAAAGATTACGAAATAGCTCAAATTCTTAATTTTGAAAGAAATATGGAAAAAGAGTTTGGTACTGAAGAAGCGTGGAAAAGATATTTCGAGAAAAATCCAGAAGATACTTTACTTACAATAGCACCAATGCTTGGTTTGGCTGGTAAGTTTACTAAACTAAAAACTCTTGAAAAAGCTGGAACTGCAATAGATCCATTTAATGTATTAGTTAGACCACTTGGTATTCTAAAAAATATGCCTGAAAATCTACATACAAGAGCTTTGAAACTTTCAGATACTTTGACACATGAAAGATATGATAGAGTTATAAAAACTTCAGTTAAAAATGATCTTGGTATGAGTTTTAAGGGTGTTGAAAAGTTAACAAAACAAATAGATGAATTAGGTAAAGTTAAAGATAATATTATAAATACTGCAACTGGTTCTGGTATGTTTACTATGCCTGTATCAGAAATGTTTAAAGGTTTAGATGATTACGTAGAAACAATGCTAAAAAATTCAAGTGAAGGGGCTACTATTAAACCTATTGTTGAAAAGATAAAAAAAGGTATATTAGATGCTGAAAAAGAATTAAAACGTGATGTTTCTGGTTTAACTGCAAGAGAAATTGCAGATAAAAAAACTAGATTCGGCAAGGAACTTCATGAGTATTGGGGAAAACTTGTAAGTACTTCTGAAGCTTTGCCGTTTAAAAAAGAAGTAGTAGCTAAAATAGAAAGTAATCTGTATGATTATTTAAAAATTCTAGTTCCGGATGCTAGACTTGGTGACTTTCCAAAACTATCTAAAAAAATAGTAAAGGACATGTATCCTGGCATAAAAGATATTAGCCTTGAACAAATAAATAGACTCCAAGGAGATTTAATAGAATTAAAAAGAGCCATTAAAGATGAAGCTCATAGCATGAAAGTTGGGAAATTTATGGACTTTCAAATTGGACAAAAAACTGCAACAGGAACTTGGATAGGTGGAATTTCTGGTGCTGTTTTGGGCGGTGAAGGTGGAATGAAAATTGGTGGAATGATAGGTGGAACTGGTGGTTTTATACTTGGTACTATTGATAGTTCTCCAAGAATTAAAATGGCACTTGGTAGATACTTAGATTCAGCACGTGCCGCTGGAATCTTAGTAAAACCAAATGCCACCCTAATAAGACTTGGATTATATAGAGTTAATGATTATCAGAAGATGGAGTAAATCAAATATGACCTAGTATCTTCTCTTAATATTTCAAAATGTAATAGTTCTAATTTATTCAATATTGATTTAATCAAATCTATCATAAAAAAATAAGATCCTTTGTGATGATGGTCATATAATTCTACTTTTTTTCCAGGATTACTCATTGCTTCACCTATAAAGCGTAAAGCTAAACCAGTTGATCTACCTGAACGCCTTTCTTCAGGAAAAGAATATCCATATAGTAGTTTATATTCTTCCCTTTTTTCATCAGATATCAATTTATTTTTCATATATATCCTTCCCTACATCCAATTCTCTCTTCAACTTATTATAAGCCAACTGCGCGTAGTGTGCTATTTTAAACATATCGCGCAGTTGTTCTAAATCACCCCTTGAATTTCTTTTAAATCTTGCCAAATACTTCTTAATAGCTTGCATACAATCTTCACTTGTCCAGTTTTCAACCTGATCGTTTCCATCAGGATTATCATATTGAGCTTTGGTGTATTTTTCAATATGTTGATACATCTGAAGATTAAACTTTTCCCAATCTTGTAGTCTGTTAATCATTTTCTATCTCCTTCCTTATCTCTTCTTTAATATTTTCAAGATTTTGTTGCGCGTCTTTTAGTTTACGCTCATAGTATTCTTCTTTGGTGATTTTGATACTTTTTCCACATTTAGAACATGTAACGTAATATACTTTTCGCATGTCATGATCTCTGTACTCTCTAGCATCTCCTATTTCAATATTATGTTCACATTCAAACTGAGTAATTTTTGTTTCTAAGTATTCTATTCTATCTTTTAAGTTTTCAAGTATCTGTTGTGGTCTCATATCTAAAATTCCCTCCCATGTTTATATGGTCTATTTAGGTTTATTTTATGTTTTTCTTCAATAGCCCTTCCTAAATCAATACCTAAATATTCACACAAATCCATTATTCTTATAGTTGCATCCGCTAGTTCTTCATTTAAAGATTTATTGTCTCTATGTGCTTCTAACGCTTCTGATATTTCAGAATGAATTAAACATAGTTTTTCAGAAATAATTTTAGGATTATCTTTTTGTTCCCAAAAACCATGCCTTACTGCATTTTCGTAAACTCCATATTGAATATTTCTAATTCTTGTATCATATACTATACCTGTGTATTCCACTGCCATTCGTATAATTTCTGGAATAGCTAAATTTTTAGGTAAATTCCTAGCTGTATTTTCCAATTTTTTTTCTATAAAACTAATTGTTTCTTCTCTATTCATATCTCGCTCCTTGTGTTTACCATTATTTGAATCATCTTTACTGCATCTTCATAGGTATTAAACTCAAAATCCCAATCTATAATTATGCTTTTGGTTTTAACTCCTACTGTTTTTGCTCTTTCGCTTAGGAATATTTTCCTGTAATCTAGTTTGTTATGTCTGATTAGAATTTTATCATTGTTTTCATCATAGGCTACTATAATTCCTACACCACCAGATGTTTTAATTCTGTTTATATGTTTAAGCTGAAATGGTGTGGTTGTTATTCTATTATCTCTTCTAACTTTAAACTCTATCCCAACAAAAATACTATCTAAACAAAATAAATTATCCGGTATTCCTTCTTCTTGTGCTTCATGGCCATGTATTTTAATAGCATACATGAATGGATAGAGTTTATATAAGTATTCGTTTATGAACTTATGAGCAAAGTCGGTTTCTTTCATAATATAAACTCCAATAGAATATTTATATCATCTGTAATTAAATCAGCAAATCCATACATAACGTCAAATTCCCCACACGGAAACTCTGCTTGGTAAATTATTAGTTTTTTACCACAACCTTTTGCATATCCAGCTTCTAAATGAGATGATTTTCCAGCAGGTAAAACCAAAATACAGCAATCACACCAATCAAGGAATTTTTTATCTTCAGCAAAAGCTTTTTGAACTTTACTGTACTTCATAATACTTTCTGCATTTTCTTCATTTAGATCAAAAACTTCCGAAGTAAGTTCTTTCCATGAAAAAATATATCTTCCTGTACTTCCATCACAAAAACAATCTACTTCATGATTAAATTCTTTTAGTATTTTAGCTATACCCTTTAAATAAACAGAATTTTTCCAGCTACTTGCAAGATATATTTTCATAATTTTGCCAATTCCTCCTTTAATGCTTTTCTGAAAATAGCTGTTTTTACATAAAATCCCTGCTTCTTATCAAGAAATCCACATGAAACCATAGTTGCTCTAAGTTTATCTGCCTGATCTCTAGTACATCTTGCGAAATCATGTATTTCCTGAAATGTTATTCTCTTTGTATTTATCATGTTGAGTATGAACGATTTAGCTTCCTCACCACAGTAGCTATATACTAGTTTAAAAACTTCATCTTTTGAATTACTAGTCTTGTCATCTCCTGCTTTGTGGTATGCTGAATATTCTCCATAACCAAAGCTTTCTTTGTTATATATCTTATTAAGCCAGTTATAGATATACTCAACATGTTCTGTTTTGATTATTACATTTTCACCGCTGTCATCTGTGCTAAAAAGTCTAACAGCTAAAGCTATACTTAGTCTTGATAGTTTTAATCTTATTGTACTTCCAAGAACTAGAGGAAAGTTAGGTGAGTATTTATTTGACATTTCAACAGAGTAGAATAAAATTAAATCTTCAACGTCTTTATCGAATATTACATTGTTAGCTTTTCTACTCCAACCCCAAAGAATTAACTTATTACACAAATCACCAGTATAAACATGTTTTATACCTGGAATACCATCTTTTGTTCTAGCTGCATTTATCTTATCCGGATTCACTTCATTTTCAGAAATAGTTAGAATAAAATCGAAACGTGAAATATCCTCTTCATTGCCAATTAACTCTTTAACCATGTCACAACCATTGTCGTATAATCTAATAGCTCTTTTTCGTGGATTTGAAATCCAAAGAAGTCTAACTTTTGCACTTGTACTAGAACTTCCCCCAACGATAGTTCTTTCTGCAATACCTTCAGAACGTATTCTTGTTAGTTCTGAGAAAACTTCCCTATCTATTCCAGACATTTCGTCTAGTACAACTGCTCGTGAATTATTTAATGGTAAAAGTCCCCAAGTCATTACGTTTATGCTTTCAAATTTAGTCATTCCTCCAATTAAGCCAGCTATTGTACTATTTTCAGCGCCTTGGATTATTCCTGCTTTATAATGTTTTATTAGTTTAGTTGCTATTTTTGTTTTTCCTGTACTTGTGTCACCTACTATTAAAGCTTCAGTCCAACCTTTTTCAAAACTTTGACCAAATTTAAAATGCAATACACTATGAAAAACTAAGTCTACTGAGAACATTATATCGTTTCTGTATCGTATAATAGGTGACAAATTTACAGAGAAGTCGTTGTAAATCTCTTTAAGTTTTTGCTCTATGTTAGTATTTTCTACTTGAAATATTTTCAAATCTTCTTTTTCTTGGTTAGTTAATTTGAATTTATCTAAATCATCTTCTTCTTCTTTATACTTCTTGATATAAAAAACTAAACTTTGATTCTTTGGCAAAGAAATAGGTTTTCCAGAAAATTTATACTTCTTATTAGGTATGATTTCTGATCCCTCAGCGAAAGCATGGCGTACAATAAATCTTTGTTCTTTAGTTTCATCTACTCCTTTCATATCAGGTGAAAGAAATATTTCTTGCATATACTTTTGTTCTAATACTTCAATTTTGAATTGTCCACATTGCATAATGCCAAGCTTTCGTTTAATAAGAGATATTTTCTGTACGTTATTACAATCTATTAACTCCAACGGTGATATGTTATCTAGCTTAATTTCAATGTGTCCACCTGTTAAGAATAAACCACAAGAAGCGCACATTTCGCCTCTTGTCATATCGCAGTTAACTCTTATTTTAACTGGATATATATATGGTTTAGCTGCTTCACCCCTTACCATAGCTGTAAAAGTTATAGGTTTATTGATATACTCTTCTTTGATTGAATCGTAGAAGTCAATTTCTTTGTAATCTGTACCAATATCATCTTCTTTAATCTCAGATAGTTCAGGAAAAGCCTCTTCAAAAGTTTTTGCATTGTCTATTAGGAGTTTAAACGCTGTTTTAAATTCATTTAGTCTATCTGAGTTAAAGAATAAGAGAAAATAATCAGTGAAATCCTTATTCTTATATTCCACATTTATTTCTCCACTATGTCAAATAGAGTTTTCTTTCCAGTTTTTTTAGAGTTCATTGCGCGTACAAGTATTCTAATAGAATTTGCAATTCTACCTTCCTTACCGATTATTTTCCCTAAATCTTCTTTCTTGACACTTACTTCGTACAAGATATGACCATTAGAGCTAAGTTCAGTAATCTTAATTGCGTCTTTGTCGTCTACCAAGTTTTCGATAATACTTTTGATGATAGTTTTCATTTTTTTATCCTCCAAATGGTAAGTCTACAATTTTAACTTCTTTTGCGAATCTACAGAGTTCTTTTCCAATAGCTTTCAATCCACGCAAGCCAGCTAAATCTTTATCATAACAGATATAAATTAGTTTGTCTTTAAATAGTGGTAACAAATCTCGATTAAAAGAACCTTCTCCAGTCGTAAAAGTTCCTGCATTGAATCCTAACTGGCAAGCCAATATTGTATCAGGCTCACCAGCACATAAAAGTAAAAAAGGATTTTCAATAAGATTCCTAATTGGGAAAAAATAGCTTTCATTGTGTCCACGAATACCTCTAAATTTAGGGTTTTGTTCTGTTACATGGCCAGATACTAAATATTTCCTGATATTTAGTAACTTGCCATGTTGATTATAAATAGGTATTTGTACTCTTTTTTCTTGGTCGTTCCAACCTAGTTTAAATTTAATAATAGTTTCTAACAACCATCCCCTGTGAGTAAATAGATAATCTTGAATATGTTTTTTAGAAAGTAAAAAATTATGCGCTTCTGTTACTTCTGCTTCTGACAAAATACTAGCTTTTGAATCTCCAAGAACTATTTTCTTCGCTTCTTTAAAGCTACATTTATTCCAGTGCATCACCCATGTATAAATATCTCCACCTTTCTTGCATGAATGACAGAAGAAGATTCCTTCTTTTAAATTTACGCTCAGACTAGGCGTACTTTCTTCATGAAATACACAAATCACATTCTGTTGTTCAACGTCTGAGCGTAAATTAGGAATATATTTAGAATAGAAATCGTAGTATCGGATACTCATTAATTCATCCTAACAGGAAAAGTAAATACTTTAGCAGGTTTATTATGTTCAGAACATATATCTTTATCTGGACATGTATCACATTCAAAAATTTTATGTAATTCTTCTCTAGTCATATAGCTAAGAACTTTTTCATATTTTTCAAGTCCTTCTTTCAAATCAAGTAAAGCAAAAATTCTTTTTTCTTTTCTGTTAGTTTCATCTATTGCTATATCTATAAGCATTTTCATTTTAGGCAACATCATTTCCATTGCGTCATTATGTGTTTCTACTCTAGTCATAATTAATTTCCTCCCGAATATGATTAATACTATCTATAATAGCTTTCGGTAAACCATCGTTCATGATGTTTATGAACATTTCAATTTGTCTTTCAAAATCAAAACGTAAAGCTTCATGTTCTTTATCTCTTGCCGGTGTTTCCCATTCTAGTTTGTATTTTATTTCGGTTGTGATAGAATATTTGTCCATATCATCTCCTGTACTGTCTCAAGAATTTAATCTGATCTTCCCAATTTCTCTCTTTCATTTTGTTCCAGTTAGTGTCAAAAGTATTCACACATGTTTTACAGAATACTAGCAAGATACTAAATACAGCTTCAGTGCATGAATTAACTTTTTTGGTTTTGAAAACATGCGGATACCTGTAATAAATTACTTTACTTAATTCTTTGCATCTGTCACAAACTTTGGGCTTTTTCGTGGTCCCGGCAGCCATTACATTCACCTTTATTACATACTTCATAAGCTATTCTTTGTTGTCTTTCTTTACACCAAACAAATCTACTTGCTGGCTTATGAAGTAGTTCTAGTAGGTTAGTTGCATATTCAACTGTAATTATTCCTTCGCATTTAGAACATATTTTTTCTTTTTCTGTAGATTTAACTTCTTCAAGAATTTCAATTATTCCTGCTGAACCACAAGCACAGTTTTTCTTGCGCTTAAATAAACTTTTATCTACTTCTTTGTTACCGAATAAATCAGTGAGTTCAAAAAATCCCATATGTAACTCCTATATAGGTTTCAATTTCATTATCGGCAGCTTTTTCGAATGTAATGTTTATAGATTTAAACGGCAAACCATTAGTAGCTTTAGTTAAAGTTTCTATTTTGTCTTTTACGTGATTCAAAACAAGTTCTCTTAACTCTGATTCACGTATATACAAAAAAGCTGAATATTCTTCTTTTTTAGTTTCTTGTTTTAGTTCCATAGTTCAAACTCCACGGCAACTTCGTGCAATGCACACAATGCGCAATCTCCATTAGCCTTGCATACGCATTGATCGCAAAACTTATTAATAGCTTGTTTTACTTTCTCGCATGAGTTTTCCACTTTAATACTGTCTTTAATAAGCCTACTATGATCTTCACGTAAATTTTTAAGTTGCTCTTGAGTAGCACCTAAGTCTTTTCGTACTCTTTCAAACTTGGCGTGTATTTGACTTATGGGATTATTCATAGAATCCTCCTTTTTTAACCAGAGCATATAAATAAAAATATATGCTCTGGTTAGTTTATTTAAAACGGAATATCATTATCTTGAACTTTCTCAGCTTCTTTAGTTTCAGTCACATATTCATCTGACCTGATTTCTTGCTTTCTAGCAGTATCTTTAAACTGTTGAATGAAATTTCCAACCGTGCGAAGTTCAGATGTAGATAGTACAGATTTACGGGAAAACTTCATTTCTGAATATTCGTTTGTACCTGCTACTTTACGAGTCAAGTTAAATTCTGTTACAACGCAGGCATATGGAATGCCTGAGTCATAAAGAGTAGTCATATAAACATCAAATGGTTTCAAACTACTTGGCGGAACTGTAAGTCTTTTTGGCAAAGCTGAACCTTCCATAATAACATGAAGTCTTGCCATGTTTTTGCAAGCTTTACCCTTTCCGGTCTTTGGATCAGATCCGTATTCATTTTGTGGACAACCTGCACAAGTTTCATTTTGCAATTTACCAGAAGATTTATCCGGTACTACGCCATTCATAGAAAAGCAATCTGGAATTACTGCTATACCATCACCTGCCGGTTTTTCCCACCATGCGTTAGCTCTATGCTGATCTATTATGATTCCTTCAAAGCTTTCTACTTTACGCTCATCAGGCATACGAAACATTTGACCAGCATGAATAATACCTATTTGTGGAAGTCTTGGAACAACGCCTTCCATGTTGTTTTGAAGTTTAAATAAATCTTTAAACTCATCCGGGATTTGTACTGTTGTGTTTCTTACTTCCTTGCTTGGTAATTGCATTTTCTCTCTCCTTTTAGATATATTGTCCAAAATATTTTAATTCAAATCTTAACAATTCTTTTGTACGGTTAATTTCAGCTATTTTATTTAACCTTCTTTCCGATTCCTTCCTTAGCCATTTTTTCTTTTGCTTTATTTCTCTTTTCTTGTTCATACTTTAAATCCTTCATTACATACTTTTCATGTTCCTGATACCAGACTATCTTACAATTTACACAAAAAAGCAGGTTATAGGTTATTAAGAATTCATCTTTTTTTTCCCGTAATCCTCCTGTTTTCAAGTAGGTGAAAATTTCTTTGTTACATTTTGGACAAAGTTCCATATTACAAAACCTCCTACTGGCTAAATGGACATGTCTTTCTTTATGCAAAATCAAATATATATTGGTTGCATATTTTTTGAATTTCATTAAAAAATATTAATTCTCCAGCTTTAATTGTATCATAAACATATCTCATCATCTTTCCATGAGTTTTTAAACTATAATCTTTTATTGTTTTTACATATGGATCACTTGGACCGTGAATACACATAATATATCTTTTTGTATCTTTTTCTTGAAGAGTTAGTCCAATACTAAAATCTGAACCTGTTACAATGCAGTTATATATTCTGTTATTATTTAGTTTAATCTTAACTTCTTTCCCTTCAATAGACGCATATCTTCTTTTTCCCATGATTTATACCCCCCAATATTCGTTTGTTCGTTTCCAAAATTTATACTTATTCCCACCAGCCATGCACGTATCAATGTCTTTTAAGATTTCTATTAGGTATAACTCAAACTCTTTTATCATATTCAAAGTTACAGGTTTAAACGTACTTTTGAAATACTTTTCTTGTTCTGCATCTGCAACAGTATAGATTAGTCTTTTCTGGAACTCACTTATAGTTTCATCTTTTTTTTGTCTTATACGTGGTTTCATTATAACTCTCTTCAAGACACCTTCTGGAATTGTAAAATCCCATTTATAACATGCCCAAGCATATGTCATAGTCTGAAAATCTAAACACTCAAGGGTATTATCTTCATCTCCTGAAGTTTTGATTTCTATTATCACTTTTTTGTTTTCATGATATGTCAAAGCAGTTAAGTCCGGACTTGTATATATTAAGAAGTCATGTTTCGCTTTTTTTATACTAACAGGCACTTTCCAGTTTTCTATTTTAAATGTATGATATAGCTCTTTACTCCCGTATATTTCTATGTAAGCATCAAGCAAAGCCATAACCATAGTTTGGTCTATTTTATTAGGAAGTCTTTTAAACTCATCACTATCTAAGACATTATCACCATATGGTTTTTTATCTTGCATTTTGTTCATATAGTAAGTTTTTATTCCAAAATCTACTGCGCTACCTATTGTAAAAGCATTTTGAACAAATCTATATCTTACCGGAGTTATACCATTACAGAAATGGTTATAGAAACCATATCTATCATCTAAGAAGTCCCTTAGTTGGTGCATATGCAACATGAGTTTTGGTTTCTTTTTCAACATGACGTTTTGCCCCTTCTATACTTCTATACTTAATAAGTAAATAAATAGTTTTAATCATCGCTTGGATTACAAGTATTATCTTCATAATCTAAATACCCCTTTTCTTCAAGAGCTATCCATGTTCTTTTAATAGCTTCTTGTTGGGATTGTTTTTCTGTTTTATCAAAATAATGATATTTAGCAAAATCTTGGAAAGCATAACATGGACATGGACTTGATATTTCAAGTCCTATAAAGGTTTTACAGATGCGACAAACTTCTTGTTCTTCTTCAACGGGTACTATAATATATTCATCATAATTATTACAGTAAGTATTCATTCTAAACTTACGAATCTTGGGGCAACAAACGCATGGTTTTTCTTTTTCCAACATATGAAGCAATCTTTCAGCATGTAACTTTTCGGTGTATTCTATCATACCCTTACCTCCATTGTGATTATTCCTTCTATTAAATCTTCTGCAAATTCAGGTTTCTTGTACCAATAGTTATATTTTTTGTAAAAGTATCTACCAGCTAGAATTTTAGCTGTATCGAGACTGCAATTAGAGAATATTTCCTGTATTTCACGTAGAACAAAACTTTGTTGCTTGCCAAGTTTAATTGGATCAGATATATTTACTTTATCAGGAATAATTCCCAATTCACGCAATAGTAGCTCTGTAGGCTTATAATAGCTAAATTGTTTTTCAAGCTTACCGGATATTACTAGTTCATCTAAATCAGAGTTTTTAAGCTTCTTCTGAAATAACTGATTTAGCAAACCACGTGTTAGATATGTTTTGGTAGTTATCATATTTATACCTCACTAATAAACTTTATCTTTCTGCCAGCAACAACGGGATTTATATAATAAAATCCTTCAAGTAAATCTTCTAATACTGTTGCTTCAACGATTATAAAGTTATAGTTAAGATCATAGTGATCGCTATCTTCCATAATTTCTTCTAGTAATTCTTTTGCCTGATCTAAACTTTTAAATACCGCAGTGCGTCCAACCATTTCATTTTTAAATGTAATATGTTTAAGAATATCGCCAACAAAATAATGTCCTATTCTGTTTTGCTCTTCAACAACGGGTATAATTTCACTATCGTTATAGCAGAATCCCATTGCTATACTATAATACTTGCCATTTTGTTTATGTTTGGCTACTACTTTGTAGCCGGTAAATTCTTTTTCTTCTAATTCTTTCATTAGGTCACACATAATCATTTCCCTCCTTTTGCCATGTTTCGCAAGTTGTCCTTTGTGATTACATCCGCTACCGACTTTTTTCCCATTAGAATCTGTAGTATGCCTATGTCTATTGTATCTTGACATACTATGTCAGTATAGCTTACTTTGTGCTTTTCGACTACATCCTGCGCTCTATCTTCTGACTGGAGCCTGTCTTTTAGAACATAGCTATTAGACATATAAATCACATCCTGCGCTCGTGAAAGCTTCAAACCCTCACCTCCGCTTGCTGCAGTACCGATTATTACCTGTATTTTACCTTTCTGGAAGCGTTCTACTATGCTTTGTCGAGTGAAAGCGTCTATTCCGAGACTCGAATCAGGAATGACAAAACTTGAAGTGTTCATGTCTTTAGGTAGTTCTATGTTTTGGAATCTATTTACAGAGGTATATAGGTTATTTATCTTCTTTAGGAGGTCTATATCTTCTTTAGATACGTTTTGGTTTAAGTCCGGATGTAATTTCTTCACCATTTCACGGTAAGCTTCTTTAATAGCCTCTATGGTGTTAGCTTCAGGCTTAAGAATAGCCAGAAGCTTACCTAGTGGGCTACTAGGGTCTATGTTGTTACTAGCTTGTCTTTCATCTTCATTGAGCTCTATAGCTGAACCCACTATACATCCAAAACTTATCTTCATTTCTTGGAGTAGTTCAGCGATCATTTTAACTTCAGGAATAAACCTGGACCAGATTATAAGAGGCTTACCATTATTTACTTCCAGGTTTTCTCTTAGAGCTTGTATTTTAGGTTGTTCTTTAAAGCGAAGTATTTTACCCTCTGGGGTTTTTAAAAAACCCGATGTAATTTGCGAGAGTCTTAATAGCTGGACAAGTATTATAGGAGCAGATACTTCTTTACCTTCTAATTCAGCCATTGCAAAAGTTACCATTTGGTTATATACGCTTTGGTTTTCTGGTGGTAATGGAATATGTAGGGGTATATAAAGCTTATCAGGCATATCAAAACACATATCTCTTGTGAAACGTATTGCGTTTTCATAGAGTTTATCTGAAATAAGCTCATGCGCAGAATGTTTTGGTACTAAGTTCCATCCGTTTCGAGTAAAGTATTTTTCTATGAACCTTTCATATGAAAAGCCGAACTTGCGTCCCTTGTCTATTATTAAATTTGGAGAAAATAGGTCTATACTGCCTTGTGATACTGGAGTACCACATAAGCCCATTATGTATTCTGTTTTTAATCCTATGTCTATTAGGTTTTTAGCTCGTTTAGCAGAAGGATTTTTTATCTTAATAAACTCATCTATGATGATATTTGTTCGGGAGTTTATTAGATTTAGTAACTCTTCTTTAATACTCGATACGCCTTCAAAGTTAATTATGAAAAAATCTACCTTATCTTTCATTAAACCTATTTCTAAGAGCTTATTCTCTCTTGTGCCTGTTATCATCAAGTATGATGCTTTGTCTTTAGGCATCCATTTCTGAATTTCATTCGCCCACGTATACATAAGAGTCACAGGACAGATTATAAAGCTTTTGTCTATCCGGTTTAGGTTCTCTTTTAAGAATCTATGTCGTTCTATAGCTACCCTAGTTTTTCCAAGGCGCATTTCGTCCAAAGAATAAAAAGCCGGAAATCTGACAGCATGTTCTAACTCTAACTGTTGATGTGCGAATGGTTTGCGTATATCTTCAGGTAGGTGCGAATAGTCAAGTAAGTAGGGCCTACTCTGGATGTTTTCTAGGGTAAGCTTTTCTTTAAGAAGCTTTCGCTTAATAGCTAATTCCTGGTCTTGTATAAGTTCCTGCTTATAATCTTGTAGGAACTTATCAGTAAACATAAAGTTATCGTCTTCGCTGTATCTTTGAATCAGGAAAGAGAAATTCTTGGCAGTAGTAGGACATATTAAAATAGAAACATGGTCTTTATAAGAGTCAAGACCGTACTTGATGTTTTGCTTGTCGTATTGCCAGCTAGATGTATTCTTATCGAATACGAGCTTTATTGCTTTATTTTCGGTAGTTATAGTATGCATGATTATACCCTTTTCTTAATAGTTACTAATTCCCGTTTTCCGCATTTGGGACATGTACGGTGTCTATTAGTATTTGTTTCTCTCGTTTCACCTGTATCGTAGTTACAGGAATCGCATATCCAGATGTAGGTGTATTGATCTTCTGTTTTATTAGTAGGGTTGCTTGGTTCAAGCTCGATATACTGATTTAGTCTTTTGTTAAAGTATTTCAGATGATAAGTATAGGTGCACTTATCTAGGGTGAATTCGATCTTTGGCGGGGACTCTGTAGGCATACCTGCTAGGTAGAAAATTGTATCGGTTAACTCTGGGTCTAAGGGAAACTTACCGGACTTGTCCCATAGTGTCATGTATTTTCGGATTACGCTTAATTTGTATTCGTTTCTGAATCTTTTCTCTAGCTGGAAATATTTATCTATTTCCTGCTTAACTTTGGCTTTTTGGGTCTGAAGGGCTTTTCTGTAGTCAGTCATGTGTTATACCGTATTTTTTGAAGTAGAATTAAGCCAAAAAGGGGGGCAAGCTATTTTATTCTAAGCTTGCCCCCTATTCTCGATTAATCCTCTTTGCCTACCTTCTTCCTGATAATCCAGAAAAGTTTCTTACCTTCGTAGGTTCCACTGAGCTTAACGTTGTTGGCAATACCCATGATCGGTTCCAGGTTGCCAATGTTCTCGTCCAAGATACGGACTGCGAGTTCGTTTGTGTCCAGTTCATCGGAGTTTTCTGATTCCTCTTGCTCTACTCCAAAACTAATAGAGTAGGCATTACCGTCCACATATTTTTCCTTTGTGGAAATGGTTACAATGTCCTTTTTGGCGCGGACGATACTTGAAGCGAAGTTTTGAGTTAATGCCTTAAACAAAACCTCTTTGATGCTTCCCATCTGTTTTGTCATTGCCTTGCGTTTAGCCTGAAGCTTTTTCCACATGGCCAATTCTTCAGGTGTCATCATGCCGGACATCTCGTCATCCTGGGTGGTGGTTACTTCTTCTGTCATAGTGTTCTCCTTTATTTTTTTTGCTAATATAGCAGGTTAAAGGTTATTTGTCAAGGGGTTTTACGGAATCGGTCTACATTCTTTAGGGCAGTCAATCATAAGTGGTTCGGCTATTTCGTAAAGTGACTTACCTTCCAATTCATCGCTTCCTATTGCAAGCCCGATGATTGCCCCGGCTTGTATGTCAGAAAGATTTCTGAAAACATGGATTCTACCAGACGGTTCATCTTCACAAAATATTGTCCAGGTATTTTCATCATAAGATCGTCTGGCTATTATAGTCAAGTCCTCTAGTTTTATTGTAGCCTCTAACATTGTGTTCTCCTTTCATGGGGGTGTCAAAATTTTGACGCGTTGGGGAATTGACGATATATAGAAATTAAGAGGATACTATCATATAGCTGAGAAAAAGTCAAGGGTTTTTTTGGGGTATTCTCAGGTAGGCGGTAGGGTACTCATAGGGTACTTATTGAAGGCAGTAGGGTATGGTAGTAGGCCATTAGATCGAGAGATAGGGGTATGGCGAATAGCAGAGGTCATGTAGGTTTGGAAATGTAGCTGTATCTCGGTGTTTCTGAAAAGGGGAGTGATTAGAAGGAGTTAGAAGGGATATTATGTTAACTATGGGGTATAGAAGGGCGGAATAGGGGTTTTTGTTTGTTTGTAAGATGTTGAAATAGTGAATTTTATAGGTGAAAAGTAATACGTTGTCGGATATACTGTTATTTTGTGATTAGATTGAATAATTTAGTAGGGGAAAATAAGCTTATGTTTTTTCTGGTATATGGTAGTAAGTAGGTATTATCAGGCTAGAATAGTGGAATATATGTATTTTCTGACATATAGACCTATAAGCTATTTGCTATGATTAGGAGGTATTAGGAGGTATTAGGAGGTATAGGCTTATTAAAGTGGGTTGGCGCGTGCAAAAGAAATACTATAGATCGAGATTTTATAGCAAAAATTTCTAATGGTTACAGTAGGTTATAGGTAGTTTAGGTTTATAGGATAATTTTTGATGTCGGATTTTACCTGATTTAATAGGAAATACAGGTAGTTATTATGACATTAAAAAAACTCCTCTAAAAGTAAAATTTGGACCTTGGCGGGCACAGGGAATATATAAAAAGAAAAATTATTTGTGCATTTGTGCTATTTGTTGATTTGTAACTATTAGAATAGTAGTAATAGTGGGTTACTATTTTTTTTTTTTTTTTTTTTTTTTTTTTTATTTTTAGGTCAAAAACTTAGAGAATAATTCATAATATTATAGGATATATTTCTCTTTGTCTTATCTTCTTGTTGTTTCTTGGGGTTTTTGGGTTGGCATGGATGTTGCTAATCAAAAAAAATACTCTAGAAGTAGGTGTTAAGTTTAAGTGAGTTAAAATGGGTTATCAATTTGATAGCAAAACTGTTACACTTGTAACATATCAGGTGTTACACTTGTAACAGTAGGCTGAAATTACTGGGGTTTTTGGGTGTTACACTTGTAACAGTTAGGTGTAGCGATTTTGACACAGGTAATAGTGTGTAAAAATACCTGTTTTTGCTGGTTTTTTTCTCTAAGTGTGTTATTTTTGCCATACAAGTGTGTCATTTTTAACTCACTTACCCTAAAAAAGCTGAGTAATTTTAGCCTGATAAATTAGGCATAAGTATTGCAGGAGAAAGAGTGAAAATTTAACAGGAGGAAAACAGATGTATACTGTAACTGCTCTAACTGTACTGGCAATGGGACTTTATACGGCGCTGTTAACATTGTTATTTTAAGGGGGAGATATGACCAGAAAAAGCCTAGACTTTGACAATCCGGATTTTTCTCTAATCGAGAAGTATGACAATGAGCTATATGAAGAATACACTGACCATAATTTGGATTCTGCTTTTGGTATGCACCTGGAGGCAGAAGAAAGGGAGTGGTGAGATGAAAAAAGTGAGAATAGAAGTATTAGATAAATCAGGTAAGCTTATTGAAGTTATCTACTGTAAAACTTGGATGGAAAGTATAGGTAATTTCAATCCTATGTTTTGTAGATATAATGGTAGGCGAACGTTAGTTCAAAGCAAGGAAGGTGATATTTCAGATCCATTTAGACGTGAAGAAAGTTATCTCAATAGCTTATATATTACCATAAAGGAGAATAACTAATATGGATGATAACAGAGAACTATTTCACGCGGCAGATGATAGGGTAAATAACAGGCTATTCGCTTATTACTTCATAGGAGTATTATCCTGTCATGTAGACCCGGAAGTATGGCGGGAGTGTCTGAAGCTCGCTGAAGAGAACTTTAAATCATAAAGCAGGAAAGGAGAAAAGCGTTATGATAAAAATTAACAATTGGTCAGTAGGTGGAAATAATAATCCATATATACCGCCTGAATGTAGAACATTACATCTAAGTGGTATTGTTTTTAATCATCCAAAGATAGCCGATGGAGCACAAGTTACTACATCCGCTATTATAGATGCTAAGAAAAGGATAGTTTATACTACATCTGGAAGTATTTATATCTTAGGTAAAATTTCTAAATCATATCGTAAATATCTACACGATATAAGACCTAATTGGAATTGGAGAATACCGATAACTATAATACGTTAATCCCTAATTGCTGCTCACAATATCCCTTGGCTTACATAGCAAGGGATATTTTATTTCAATAATATATATTGAAATAGTATATAATAGCATATGCTGGCTAGTAAATATAGTATTATAATATATATCATTATAATAATCATTATTAATAAATAATAATTATACCCCCCCCGGTGAAAGCCCCATTGACTTTGTACAAATAGAGGGAAGTTCCCCCCACAATTACCCAAATTTTTCACACCTAAAAATTACGGCCTATATTTCTCACAAAATTTGTGTAATATTCACTATTTTTTATCCACCAAAATCCATATTTCATTAACATTTAAAATTCCAGTATTATCAGGATGTGGGTCATGAATCATTTCTTCACCATTATAAATAACAACATGATCAAAATTACCCCTTGGAGATTTACCAGATGCTATAAATTTAATAGGAGGATAAAATTCTTTTAATCTTAATAAATAAATATTTTTATTATCTAACCATTTTAAAACAGCAGGCCACCATTTATCATCATCCATATCCTCAAATTTAGGTATTTCTTCTATTTCTAATTCAAGTAAACTAGCAAAACATGCAGCCATACAATTTCCATTAATATTATTTTCAGGATCATGTAATTTTGTTTGTTTTATTTTAATCATCTCACCACCCCACCACTATAATCAGATTCGTTATAATAACTAATACTTCTACATGTTTTACATAATCTAATATACCTATTATGAGTAATAAATTTCTTCTCACATTTCAAACACTCTCTACTAAAAGTCCCATCATAAGCTTTAATCTTTATTCCCGTAATAGTATAATTTTTATCTAATTTGTATTTACAATCTCTAACTCTTCTAACCGTAAGTTTATTATCCTGACATTCTTTCTTATCGCACCAACCCTTACTAGGAGTTCTAGCTATAAATCCTTCTTTACAGAATTTACACACACAGATGAACTCTCTAGGCATAATTTACCTCCTTTTTTAGGGTATATTATATACATTATATGGGTTGACTTGTCAAGTAAAATCGCTATATACTATAATCACCCTAAAAAAATTGGTATTTTTTTCCATGACCCAAGAAACCCAAGTCTTAACACGCGATTGGTACGACAAATTACAAGCACAAGCTGCTAGTAATTTTGTTAATCTACCAATAGAATTTCAAATGCGTGGTTATGACTATGATTTTATAGCTAAATCATATCTTAACTTTTTCAGATGCGAAGATAATACCAGACACGATAAGTTAAAACTAGCTAAGAAGTTTCTGAATTTTATAAGAAGTATAAATAAAAACCGTGCGAGACGGGAACTTTCAGAAGATTTTTTTCTTTGTTTTGAGTATTTCATGGAAAACTTTCCAGACCTATTAGCTAAACAAGATATGGTACACTTAGAGACACTTGAGATCATAACCCAAGCTGTAGACCGGTCACAGTTCATACAAGATATTATATCAGTAGATGAACTTAAACGCCGAGTTTCTAACTTAGAAAAAACCCAAGAAAAAGAACATGAAATAATCTCTAATTGGGATGAGGAAGAATATATAACATTACAAAAAGAAAGAGATAAATACTTACTTTTACAGGAGATAACAGAAAATGGGCTTGATCCAGAACCTAGTTGATGAAAATATGTCAAAAATAGAAGATATAGAATCTTTATGCCAAAAGATTCTATCGGGTAATTATAGCACAAAACATACTCTACAAGAAGATGGGACTATTTTAATACAGGCTATACCTATATCAGCCATGTATAAAGATGAAGAACAAGAAGAACCCCTCCCATTCCTTACCCAAGAAGAAATAAATAATAATATACAAATTATCCAAAACCAAACGCATGGTGAAGTATGTGGTACTTGTGTTAAAGCTCTTAATAACACACCTAATCCACATGCAAATATGCGTTATTGTAAATATAATGGTACAATGGTGTCGAAACATCAAGCGTGTTGTGAGGTATATAAGCATGGCAAGTAAGTGGGCAGAAGAAAAAAGAATTAAAGATTTGTACGCAAATTTACAACTTAAGCGTGGATTTGTAATTAAACCAGAATTTAATAAGCCAGGTTTCGTATTTACATCAGTAGATGGAAATACAAAATATTACATAGATAAAAATGGCTCTAGGAGAAGAGTAAAATAAATTGGACTTTCAACAAGCCATAGAATTAGGTCTTCTAAAAGAGCGAGAGACTCCACAAACAGACCTAGAAAAAGCACATCAAATGATGAGTGCAGAGAAACCTATAACTGCACAATTAAAAGATGTGTTTGAGATATTAACTCAAAAAAAGTTCGATAATCCTATACCTGCTCTAACTCGCAAAACACCAGATATTTCTACATTAGATAAATCCCCACTAAAGCCAGAAGAATCTTCTAAATGGCTAGATTTCATATTAGACAATGTAGATTTAGTATCTGGCATGACCAAAGCTTTTCACGGCACACCAAATAGAGTTTTATTTGGTAAATTCGACAAAAAATTTATAGGTTCCGGTGAAGGTGGAGCAGCACGCGGTTGGGGTTTCTACTTATCAGATGTAAGAGATATAGGTGAAACGTATGCGAAACTTAAATCAAAAAAAGGTAAAAATATAGAACCCGGTTACATCTACCGCGCAACCCTTCATCCCCACAAAGAACAAGAAAACTGGTTAGATTGGGATGAAAAAGTAACAAATGAACAATTAAATAATATTGTTAAGCAAGCTAAGATAGAAAATATCTCAGAAAAGATTGAATCTAAATTAGATTATTATAATAATAGTGTTTTAGGTAACCCATATTATGCTGGTTCTACAGTTTATCATTGGCTTAAAAATATATTTGGTTCTAAAAAAGCAGCTTCCGAATTCCTAGACCGCGCAGGAATAGATGGAATAAGATTTGAAGCTGGTAGTATAATGGGAGTGAAACCACGTGTAGTTGAAAGAAAAATAGAAAATATATCAGATGAACAAGCCGATGTTATACTTAAAGAATTAAAACAAATTCCTAAAAGGGAATATGGTGAAAATATTGGTTTTGGTAAAGGTAAAGAAGGATTAATGAAGTATACAAAAGATTATCCAAGTTTAATAAATGAAATAATGGTAAAACATGGTTTTAGTAATCAACAATACAACTATGTAATCTTCAATCCCGAACATATCCAAGTAGATGCAGTAGAAGAAGTATCAGGAAAGGTAGTAAAAGAATTTGTACCCAATAACCCCTAGCTGGCTATATTTATTAGCAACTGAATATCTTGGTTTTAAAGACTTTGGTATTCTACATAAGTATCTTTGTTCACGAATATGTGAACCAAGAGCAGCACAAATACGACTTATTTTAGTACCAAGGGGTTTTTTTAAGACAAGTTTATTCACATATACACATAATACAGCTTTAACTCTTGAAAATCCTAATATTAGAATTTTACTATGTTCAGGAGTTTTACCAAATGCTAAAGCAATGGTTGTTAAGAATGGTAAAATTTTTACACACAATGAAGTGTTTCGTGATAGATTTAAAGAATGGTGTCCTAAGAATCCAGAAAATCCAGAAACGAAGTGGAACGAGTCGGGAATATATCTACCTAACCGAACAATTCAACATGCAGAAGGAACTATCGAAGCGTTTGGTGCAGATTCCACGATAGTTTCTCGACATTATGATTATATCAAATTCGATGATATTGTAACTCCAGAAAATTGTACTACAAGAGATCAAATGGAGAAGATTATCACAATAGTAAAAGAAGCTTTTGGACTTTGTGATAATCGTATGACTACACCTGTAGATATAGTAGGCACAACATGGGATGACGGTGACTTATACGCATATTATCTTAAAAAATATGTAGACTGCATAAAAGCCAATGTAAGTCCAAGTGTAGAAGTTATTAAAATTCCTGCCACATACCAACGTGAAAAAGGCAATACTATTGGTATAGTTCTACCTTTTAAAGAAGGTGAATCTGTATTTCCTGAAAGATATAGCACAAAAGATTTAAATAACATACAGAAAGAAGATCCAGAAACATATGCTAAATTTTATGACCTTGATCCAGTTCCTATGGGAGATAGGACTTTTACGGATTTTACTTATTATTCTGATCTCCCTGGTGATTATAAGCAGTTTAGAAAATTCATGACTGTAGATCCTGCACATACAGAAAATCCAACTAGTGCATACAGTGCGATAAATATTACAGCAACAGATAATGAAAAAAATATGTATTGTATACTTTCTTATCGTGATAGAGTAAATCCTACTATTTTTATGGATATGATTTGGAAATTTTACTTTGAATATGAGTGTGAAAAGATAGGAATAGAGAAATACGTTTATCAAAAAGCATTGAAACACTGGCTAATGGAGCGAGTTGTAAACGATCCAGAACATAAAGTTATGCGAATAGTAGAGCTAGATCATAAAGGTAAATCAAAAGAAGATCATATAGCAGCACTTTCGCCATATGTGAATACTGGTAGATATAAATTCATGCGTTCACATACTACTTTAATATATTCTTTGTCAAGATTTCCAAAAGCAAAATGGCGAGATGAAGCTGATGCTGCTGCATATCAGTTGTATTTAGTAAAACCTTCAAGTAAAAAAGAGATGAAAATAGTACATCCTAACTCTTTAGAATCATGGAAGCGAAGAATTAAAAGAGCTAGAGGTCTATTGGGTAATAGACCTGGACTATACGTAGGAAACCTATGACTTATGATATTAGAAAAGAAAAAATAGCATGGTTGACATATTTAATATATATAATTTTAACTGCTTTGTCGCTTTCATCCGTGTTTATGTCAACCAAAATAGAAAAAATATCTGATAAGTTATCAGATATACCAAAAGAATATGTTAGTTTAGAAAGATATAATTGTGATGTTAATAGAATATATGATCTTTTGAAAAACATGGATATAAAACTTGAAAGGATAGCACATAATGGTGGACTGGAACGAAATAGGTAATTTTAAAAGAGAAGAATTTATTTGTAAGTGTGGTTGTAAAGAAGAAAATATGAATCAAGATTTTGTAAAAAAACTTGATAAAGTAAGAAATAAATATGGTTTTCCTATAATTATTACATCTGGATATAGATGTAAATATCATGATTCTGAATTAGGTGGCAAAGGAAATCATACTACAGGAAAAGCTGTTGATATTAAATGTGATGTTTCACAAAATAGGTATTATATGCTTCCTATTTTGCTAAAATATTTCAAAAGAATAGGCATTGGAAAAACTTTTATACATGTAGATGATTGTGATGAAAGTAATAAACCTCAAGAGGTAGTATGGGTATATTAATAGCATTGGGGGATAGTATGAGTAAGGTGATATTCCAGTTATGGCCTCAATGACCCTCACAGCAAAAGACAGCCGGGGATGGCAGGGCACACGAGAGGATAGGAGGGTGAGGTGATACGTTGGTACTTGTCTCCATATTCGGGCAAGGGTACATGGGATGATCCATTTCATGCTGCGGCATGGGATGTTATAAATCCAGAAAATGACAAGTGCGTGGGGTTTATTCACAAGGTTGGCGAGTCCTTCATTGTCCGTATTGAGGCCCCATATGAGGTTCACAACAAGATTATATTGGAGCGCAAGGGTGAACCCATTACCAAGCTTTGTGAGGGCATCATGGAGGAAAAAGCGGAACTGACATCCATAGATGTAAGCCTTCCAATAGCCAACAAATTAAAGTCCTCACAACTCGATTGGATCACGAAGGAGCGATTTAGATAATGCCGACCGATGCTTTTAATGATCCCGCAGCGGAGCCCATAGGTGATCCTTGGACAACCTGCGACGATTTATACCCGTGCCGCAAGAGCGGCGGGTATGCTTTGCCGTCTGATGGTGGGGTTGGTAATGTAAACTTCGCTCATGGGGTTTTTTACAACACTGGGTCTCCTGCGGCCAATCAGTACAGTAAGGGGCATGTGGTCGATGTGACCAATCTTCCAATGCTGATTGTTCGGCAGCGGAACAGCGACGATAAGTTTTACCGAACGTATTGGCACGCTAGCAGAATCTACGTTCAGTATTACGATGGTGCAGGTAATTATACTTCGGTTACTGGTGGATCGTACATATCATACACGATGGCTGCAGGGAGCGAGTTCGAACTGCGTGTGAGCGGAACGACAATATCGGTATGGGACGATGGCTCTCAAATCGGATCTGACTACACTGACAGTAATGTGGATTCCGGGGCGTATGGTTGGGGGTCGGCATATTCGACAGACGAAACGACCGGGATGTTTTCGGATTGGGAAGGTGGGGATGTGGGAGGCGTAGGTGGGACATTGCCAATTCCACGTCCCTTATCGCGTCCATTTTCCGGTCCATTTGGAGGATTTTAAATGGTGCCTTATCTTGGCGATTTTTTGGAATATTCAAAAGTATATATTCCATTAAATACTTTCGATTCAAATGATCCAAGCGCATCTACAACTATTACTAATTTAGTAAATACAGATGTGCATATTCATAAAGGTGAAAGTTTAGTTCAACGTAATGATGCTTCAGGAGTAACTGTTAGTATAGATTTTGATGGAATTACAGGTAATCATTTTATTGTAATAGACACTTCCGATGATACAATTCCTAACTTTTTTGAAATACAAAATGATTATTTTGTTAGAATAGAAGGTGCTACAGTAGATGCTGCAACAATTAATGCATGGATAGCACATTTTAGTATTCAAAATCGCTATATTGGCGATTCTCATGATAGAATAAATGTAAATGTAGAAGAAATAGGTGAAGAAAATGTTGTTTTAGATCCTGAAACAGGATTACTTAACGTAAATTTGGTTGAATTAATAACAAAACTTGATACTTTATTAACTAGAATAGTTGGGACAATAAATGCAGGTAGTCATGTTGCACAAAGCGCGGATCATGCTGCTGCAATAGCAGCTATTCCTACTAATCCAATGCTTGATACTGAAGATGGTTCAAGTTTCAGTGCCATTCCTGATATGGCAACAACTACGCAACTTAATACTATCGCTGGATATTTAGATACAGAGATTGCAGCTATTCTTGCTGATACTAATGAATTACAAACAAACCAAGGAAATTGGCTTACTGCTACAGGTTTTATGCCTAATACTGAAGATGGAACTAATCTTACAAATATAATATTACCGGCTGGAGGTTTAGATTTAATAACTTGTGATGTAGCTACAGTTGGGGCTGCTCCAGGTACTCTAATTAATAAAATTCAAGCAATTTGGAATAGATTATTTACAAAACGATCAGCTACAGCTTTGTTAGAAACAGCTTATGAGAAAAACGATTTAGATGTAATGGAAACATGGGATTTATCTGATGATGATACTACAGCAACTAGGTCGAGGTAAAATATGAGTAACGATGTTGCAAAATTATTTATGCAAGAAGGAAGAAATTATTTAAGCATAAAAAAATGGCTTATTGGTCATGGATATCATGAAGATGTAATCAATAAAGTCATGGTTGATTTTGCACAAAGAATAGCTGATGGTGAAAAGTTTGGATATGATAAAAATGGTATATCTATATTATCTAATTTAATACGCATTGAAGTTGTAAAATTATCTATAAAACCAGATGTTCTTGATGAAGTTAAAATTAAACCGAAAGTTCCGTGGTATAAAAAGCTATGGCGATAAGTTATTTTGCAATAATAATGGATGGGTTTAAAAAACCTGCTAATCTTGATTTGACAAATAAGCCAGATAGGGGATTATTCATAACTGATGGTTTATTTTCTTCTGGTTTTAGTTTTATTCAAGATTTATTTAGATCAGGTATGAGATTAATTTGTCAAGCATTTTCAGAAAATTATCTTCTTGATGGAACTACTCTTATTTTGCGTTTACCTTGGTCTGAAGATTATGAAGCTCAAACTGAAAATAAAGAGAGATTTTTACGACAATCTTGGTCTGAAAATTATAGATATAATCTAACTAATTACAGACGTATTCCTTGGTCAGAAAACTATGAAACAGATACATTGAGATTTGCAAAACAACCATTTTCAAAAGATTATCTTATCGAGGATAAGTAATTAATATGGGACTATTTTCAAATATAATAGGTAGTGCAACTTTAGGTGGTGTAAAAGGTGTTTTTGAAGGAGTTGGAAGTCTTGCAAAAGACATAAGATCAGCTATAACTGGTGAAATTTCACCGGATAAACAAGCTGAAATTCTTGAAAAAGTAAACGAATTAGAAGCACAAGCTAAAATGGGGCAGATTGAAATTAATAAAGCTGAAGCTTCTCATAGGAGCATATTTGTAGCAGGATGGCGACCATATATAGGTTGGATTGCAGGGACAGCTATTGGACTTTATTTTATTCCACAATATTTAATGGCAACTATTTTGTGGGTTAAAGTTTCATGGGCAGCACAAGAAATATGTAAATTTCCAATAGGTGAACCAAAAGGATTAATGGAACTCGTTGGATTACTTCTTGGTTTGGGTACCTTAAGAATGGTTGAAAAACTGAAAGACAAGGCTGTATAATATGAACTGCCTAACTGAATGTAAATATAATCAATCTTGTTGTTCTAGATATGGTGTAACTTTATCTAAAGAAGAAATTCCTAGATTTACAGGAAAAATAAAAATAGTACCATTAACTGAAAATCACATGATACTTGGATATGTGCCTATTTTGGTAAAAAAAGATAACAAAACTACAGGTAGTCCGTGTGTTTTCTTTAACGAAGATACAAAACTTTGTGAAATATATGAAAATCGACCACAAGCATGTAAAAATTTTGATTGTTTAACTAGATTAGGATAAACTATGCCTATTCAAGACGATAAAAATGCAGAAATTTTGGAAGTTCCTCAAAGTAGTGAAGTTTACGAGAGACTTCCAGAACCTAAACAAAATAATATCATAGCTAGTGATGAAATAAAAATATGGAAAGCTAGAATAGCAGTAGCTAGAAAAATACGTAATACTAAACATAAAAATCTAAATAAACTTATAGATTTTTATGAAGGTATTCAATGGCATCTTGATGATAATATACTTCCGAAAGATAAAACTACTGTAAACTTGATATTCTCTAATATTAAGAAAGAATTGCCATATTTGTATTTTCAAAACCCAACTCCTATCGTAAATCCTAGAAGTGGTGAATATGAACTTAATGCTTTTGCAGTACAAGAGCTAATAAAATACTATACTAAGTATAATCTTGGAACTACACTTAAAAAACATGTTAGGTTAGCTATTTTAGATGCTAAGTTTAGTTTTGGTACATTAAAAGTATCATATACTCCAAGGTTTTCAGCTAATCCTAATAAAGATCAACCTATATTAGCCGGATATGATTCTTTTAATGAACCAATTTTTGTTATAAATGAAGATGGTTCAGTAGCAACTGAGCCAAATGAAATTCTAGTCTCAGAACTATATGGCATAGAGCGAATTTCTCCAAGAGAAATGCTTATAGATTCTGAATGTAGAAACTTCATAGAGAGAGCTAGATGGGTTGGACAAGAAATAATTAAGCCTTTAAGTTATTTGCAAAAGAGTAAACTATATACAAATACTAAATATCTTAGAAGAAATGTAGAACTATCTGATTTTTTCAAAGATAGTTTAAATAAAAAGCAAGATGAAATATCTGCTGTTCGTGAGCTTGAAGGTACAGACAATGAACTGGTTAAATTTGTAGAAATATATGACATAGAAAACGAAAAACTTCTTGTTCTTCCTGATAATGAAAATTTTTTTATCAGAGAAGAAAGTTTTTTTATGTCACCATTTAGTTTTTTAAAATTCAATGAAAGTCCAGATAATTGGTATGGGCCTTCTGATATAGCACAAGAAAAACCTATTCAAGAAGAAGTAAATGTTGGCCGTTCTATGATGATAACACATGCACGTAGAGCAGCTAGAAAATATTATTATTCAGAAGACACTTTTCGTGGAATTGAAGATGAAGAAGGAATTGAAGCCTTAAAAGATCCAGAAGATATGACATTAGTTAAAGTTTCAGATTACGATAAACCACCTAAAGCAATAGATGTTGCACAACAAGACCCTGCTATTTTTCAAAACTTAATGCAAAGCAGGTTGGATTTTAATATAGTTTCAGGTTCTACCGAAGCTGAACGTGGAATGTCTGAAAGAAGAAAAACCGGAAAAGAAGCAAGTTTCCAAGAAGGACATAGCACTGTAAGAAGAACAGATAAGCAAAGTTTAGTTGCTGATTTTATAGTAGATACATATAGAAATCTTGCAAAACTTATGCAAGCTACTTTAACTAAAGCACAAGCCATAAAAGTGATTGGTAAAACTGGTATTTTCTGGACTGAAGTTAAAAGAGAAGACATACAAGGAGAATTTTTCTTTGATATAGAAGTCTCTGAGCTTAGGCCACAAATACCAGAACAAGATAGGCAGGAACTTTCTGAGTTTATTTTTGCATTGTCTAATTTTTTAACTGTTGTTCTTAGCAATCCAGTAGGTCCAATGATTTTTAATATTCAAGGTTTGGTATCTGAGTTTTGTAAATCTTATCCTAGCATTAAGTCAGAAAAGATTCTCAATATGAATGTTACTCCAGAACAAATAGCTAATATGCTTATTCAACAAATGCAAGGTGGTAAAAAAGATGCCGATCTACCAGTATGAATGCACTAGTTGTGGATACCAGTTTGAAAAGATTTTTTCTATAAATGAAAAATCTGGTAAAACTGATTGTATTAAATGTGCAAATACATCTTTTAAAATTCCTGCTGTATTTGTACCTAGGATTTTTAAGAAGCGTGTATTTTCTGATGGTACAAGTACACCAGAATTTGTAGCTACTCCAAAACAAGAAGAAAATTGGATGAAATCTCAAAAAATAACTTATGATCCACCTAGTAAAGATCAAAAAAATAAAGTTAAAAAAGAAAGGCAAGTTAAATCTAAAACCATTATGGAGGAAGCTTTCAAAAAAGCTGTAGATAAGTGTGAACAAGGATTTAAGTTTGATAAACCTTTAGAGCAAAGAAATATAAAAAGTTCTTTGCGTTTTAAAGTATAGGAGGAAAGTATTATGCCTACATTGAAAGAGATTTTGGATGAGATTGATGTGAAGACGGATGATCTTGAAGAAAAAAACGACATTGACATTAGTTCTGTGAAACTGGATGATATTCCAGAAAAAGAAAGACCCATTTTTAAGAAGCTTTTGGATACTGTAAATGAAAAAACTAATGAACTTGCAAAAAATGATATTATCATCAAAACACTTAGGTCTACTTATACAGAAAAGAAAGAAGAAAAGAAAGAAGATAAGAAAGATGATAATGATGACGAAACAGATCCAATCAAGAAAGAACTTAAAACCCTTAGACAAGAATTGCTTGAAATTAAGCAAGGAAAGGAGGTAAATAGGGAAGAACAGGCAAAGGAGGATATTGTAAATTATCTTAAAGAACATAAGGATGCTATTAGATATGTTCAAGATGCTGATAAACTATTAGCTAAACATCCTACATTGAAATATGATGCAGAAAATCTTTTTGATTTGGCAAAAAAATCTTATGATACAAGAACAGGTAAACAAAAAAACAAGCAAGATGAAATTAATAGGGAGAAAACTGCCAGAAACAAACAAACCGAAAGTTTTGGTACATCTAGTACCAGAGTTAGTGATGTTTCAAACGCGAAAAGTATTTCAGAAGCTTTTGAACTTGCAGAAAAGAAACTTTCAACAGGGAGGTAAATTTAAATGGGAGCCGTAAGTTTGACTCTAGGGTATGGTGAACTTCTTACCACAACGATGTTTAATTACAGAAATCAGTTTTATGACAATGTTTTTAATGCGATTCCTGTATTTGTGATGTTGCGGAATAAGAAGCGAACCGAACAGGGCGGAGAAAGAATTGCAATTCCTCTTGCATATTCTAGGAATACTACTTTTAAGTCTATGCAAGGCAGTTATGATACTGTTGATACTACTCCGCAAGATAATTTGACTACTGTTTTTTCGAATTGGAAAGAATTTGCTGGAAGTATTTCTATTGCAAGGGGTGAAGAGAATAAGAATAGGGGCAAATTTCAGATTATCAATATGCTTTCTGCAAAAACTCAAATTGCAGAAATGTCTGCTGCTGAAGAACTCTCTATTCAGGCTATTGGAACCCTTGCAACTACAGATCCAACTTATGATCTTTCTCCTATTCATTATTTGGTTCAGAAAGATCCCACTGCTAGTAAATCTGTTCAAGAACTGAATCAAAGCACTTATGCAATTTGGCAAAATCAATACCGTGATGGAACCGCACAATCGGATACTACTTTTGCAGCTTTTCTGAAAGGTATGGAGCATCTTTATAATTCTTGTTCAAAAGGAGGTGGTGCAGGTAAGAGAAGTACACCAAATTGGATTCCTTGCGATCAGATTTATTATGAAACATACATTGCTGCTTGTCGTGACAAAACACGTATTGTAAAGTATGATGAAACTATTGCTAATCTTGGTTTTGGTGGTGCAAAGTTTCGCAATGCTGTTTTGACATGGGATGAGCATATGCCTGACATTAATTCTGGTACTTCTGTAACTGCTGCAACTATTGATTCGTATACTCATACTTATTGTAATGCTCTTTTTCTCAATACTGAATTTCTTGAGTATGTTGTTATGGCTGGTTCTGATCTTGATGTTGGGCCTTTTATTAAACCTGAAAATCAATTGGCTAGAACTGCGATTATTTACAACATGGCGAATTTTACTGTATCTAATCGTAGAAAACAAGGGGTGCATTACAAGGTAAACGCTAGTATTTCAACTTAAACTTTTTTTATTAACTTATTTTGGAGCATTAATTTGCGTTATTAAAGGGAGGAAAAATTTCATGATTATTCAAAGAATCAATCGAGCTAATCCTGAGAAAGTTTTTGTAGTTGTTCGTAATGACACCGCTTCTGCATTTGTGAAAGGATATCCTTGTGTTTATAAGTTTGATGGAACAAGAGATGGTCTTGATGTAGAAGATGCAAAAACTGGTGCTGCTGCAAAGAATCATTTGATTGCAGGTATCGCCGATACAGCCATTGGTGCTGCTGCTTATGGTTTGGCACAATGTTATGGTGTTAGAACTGATGCTTGTATTCTGAAGTGTGGTACCGCAACCAATAAGAATGCAGCTATTGGTGATGCACTTATTTTGCATACGGCAGCGAGTATTCTTTCAGGTGTTGCCGCTGGTGCTGTTTCTGCATGGTTTGCAGGGATGGTTATGGGCCAAACTATGGCTTCTTCTTCTGCAACTGCAACAACTACGGCGACTATTTTCTTGCGCTTGATGTAATTTAGGAGTTTAACATATGGAGATTGCATACAGGTGTTATAGATGCGGAAGAATAGTTTTTAAGTATCAAATTCTTTATGGGAGTCATGTTTGTAGAAAATGTGGCTCCCATAAAGTAGAACCTTTAATTCAAGATTTGACGAAATTTGGATTATGGTATTGTAAAAAAAGAAACAAAATAGGAACTTGGTGGTATGAAAGAATTATCAATAAAGTTAATAAGTAAAGAACTAGCTAACTATAATAAAATTATAGTTACTGGTCCACCAAGAGCAGGAACAACTTTTTCTGGTCTTGTAATAGCACATGAATTGAAATATAAATTTATAGACGAATCATGGTATGATGCAAACAATCCTGATAAATTTATGATGCTTCTTGGTTTTCCCAGGAAAATGATAGTACATACAACTGCATTTCTTAGGGATTTACATACTATTTCAAATATATTAGATCAAGCTAATATATCAGTTGTATTAGTTAAAAGATCAATTAAAGATATACTTGACAGTATTGAAAATACTAAGAATTTCAAAAAAGGAGTAGAAACTATTAATGGTGTTATGGTTTCTATAGGAAAAGAAGAACAAGATTTACTTTTTAAGGCTTATGGTGGAAGAGTAGAAAATATATCTCTTCCAGAAGTTATATATAATTATTTCTATTCTACAATGTATAAATTAAATCAAGATAAATTATATTCTGTGAATTATGATGATTTTAAGAATCACGAGTTGTTTATATCAAAAAAAGAAAGGAGGAAGAAATTTAAACATATTAAACAAGTTAATTTTGATCCTCATTATCTTGTAAACCAGAAAGGGGTTATGGTATTATGACAGAGCAGCTAGTTGGTATTTTTGGCGATGGAAAAAGAATTGCAATAATAGCTATTTGCAATTTGGATACTATTCAAAACAAACCATATGCAACTCATTTGCAGTTTGCATATAAATTAGCAAAAGACAATCCTGAATTTCAATTTATTCTTTTTACGCCATACAGAATGTCTATTGCTAATTTTAGGAATTATGCTGCAAGAGCAACTTTGGAATCTGGTGCTGATTATTTGATGTTTATTGATGATGATGCTGTTCTTGTTCATCATCCTAGTATTTTTAAAGAACTAAAAGATAAAATAGAAGGCGATGAAAACAAACATGTAATCATGCCTGTAGTATATGTTCGTGGTTATCCTTTCAATCCAATGTTTTTTAAATGGGTAAATGATCCAGATCTTATTACAGAAGGAAAAGGTCTGGATTTTTATACAGACTGGAAAGAACAACCCGTAGATAGTAAAAAACTTCTCGAAGTAGCTGCTATAGGTTGTCATACTTGTCTTATTAAATCAGAAGTATTTAAAGCTATAGAGGAACCATATTTTCTAACTGGAATGAACAATACAGAAGATGTTTATTTCTGTATGAAGATTCGTGATTATATAGAAAATATTGGAATCTATGTAGCTACAGATATAACAATAGGACACCTATTAGATCCGCTTTATGTAGATAATACAAATGTTGATATTCTTAGGAAGTTTTATAGGGAACTAGGAATGGACACTACTCTAAACATTGCTGATTTTCTAAATCAACAGGAAAGTATTAAATCCGAACTCGAAGAAATGGGGGAGGATTTTATTAAATGAACATAGAAGAAATCATAGAAAAGAAGGGATTGGATAAGAATACTTTACGTTTAAATATTGGTGGTGGAAACATAAGGTATTCTAATTGTATAAACCTTGAACTTCAACCACATGATGAAGTAGACGCTGATATTTATGGAGATATTACACATAATTTGCCAGATATTCCAGATAATACCTTTCATGAAATACTTATGATTCATGTTATAGAACATATAGAACGTAAATTTCACATGAGAGTTCTTGATGAAGTCTGGAGAATATTGAAACCCAACGGAAGATTTGTTTTAGCTTTTCCAGATATTATTGAAGTAATGAAAAGATTTATAGAGAATAAATATGGTGGTAGATGGAGGCTTTATCATAATTGTATTTTTGGTAGACAAGGTAGACCAGGAGATTATCATGTAACTGGTATCGAAAGGCAAGATATAACAGATAAACTTTTTTCAACTGGATTTGTAAATGTAAAGTATCTTCAACATACTATTAATTCAACTTTAACATGTTATAAAGGTCCAAAACTTACAACTCATATTTAAGAAAGGAGTTTAGTCATGCTTTTTGAAAGAACAGCTTTTTTTATGAAAGAGAGAAATGATAAGGGTGATGTAAAGATGCGTCAAATACCGTGGGAACTAATAGCTTTTGGACAAGAAGGATTTTTTTGTTCTCCTACTCCAGTTAATCTTGGAGTATTTTCTGAAGTAGGAACAAGTACGACTTATCTTGATATTAATGAGCTTTTTCGTGAAGAAGCTGAAGGGAATGATTTTATTGATGATATAGGAATGATAGAATATGTAGAATCAGAACAACTTTTCTATTCAAAGTTTGGTAATACTTTTGGTTTCTACAAAACAGATCCTAGTCTTGAATTTGGTTATCCTATCGCTTCTGGAGTATAATTTATGGCTTTAATAAAAAGAATCAATTATTACATAGATGATTCTGGATATTATCGCAGGATACCGTGGGATTCATGGTTACAGGATGGTGATTTTGTTGGTTTATCTCCTGTTGGAATACAACTTGAATCAGAAATTAATTTTAGTTCTGTAGGAGTAGTTGAAGCTTTTTTGGATTTTCTTGATATTGAATCTAATCCTAATCTACACGAATCAGATGTAATTGGCCTAAATATTCAAACAGATGAAAGAACTTTTTTAGAAACATACGAAAATGTAATAGGAATGTATGAATCTGAATGTTCTCAAACATATGAATTTGATTATGACAAATCGGAGTATTACGAATGAGAACTTTTAGCCAAGTTCAAAATGATGTTAGAACATGGATAAAAGAAGTTTCTGGAGATTCTGGTTATTGGACTAATCAAGAAATTAAAGATGCTATAAATGAAACATATCATTTTATAGCAGATCAAACAATGTGTTTTAAACTTGAAGAAATTATTCAAGTAAAGGCAAATATACGAAAGTATAAACTTCCAGAAAACTATGTAGTGGGAAGTTTATATCGTGTTGAGTTTAACGATAAAAGAATTTTTCCAATAACATCTGGTGAATTAGATGCTTTAAGTTCTACTTGGAGAAGTACAACTTCTGAAACTCCAACTCATTTTATTCCTCCAGGTGATATTTGCAACACAGATGAAATTATATTATATCCTTGTCCATCTGTAGATGGTAAAGAATATAATTTAGCATCTGATTCAAAAGATGATGGAGTAATTGTTTCCGTTGGTGATGATTCATTTGAAGAATTTGAATCAGATGAAGGTGTTTTAGTTGCAACTAGTGGCGAAGCTCATTTTGATGAAACAGAAGGTACTGGACCCGTATTAGACATAAAAGATTCTGAAAATAATGTTAGAATATTCGGTGCAAAATATCCAAAAAGGTTATTTAATGATAATGAAGTATTCTTACATCCATTGAGTAATAATCCTAGAAGTATATTAACAAATGGATCTTTAGCTATACTTTTATCAAAAGAAGGTGATGGAAAAGATATAGCTAAATCTAGTTATTTTAACAAAAGATTTATGGAAAGTATGCCTATGTTTCAGAGATCAAAACTCAAAAGAATACATAGGATGAGAAGTATAACAGAATTATCACTACATGAAAGTGGTAATTATGGTTTGAATCTTGGCGAACACTATCCAACTTATGTGAGATAAAAAAATGAGCGATCAAATATACTCTAAGGGTTATATAGGTAGTGAAGATTTACAAATAGGAACTGGAACTTTCCTCAGAAAGAATCATCTTGGATCATATATAGAAAGAACACAAGTAAACAAGTCACATTTTGGTATAGATTGGTATGCCGATGCTAGAGATTATGTAAATTTTGCTACTGCCATATCAGAACTTAATGATTTGGAAACTAAAGTTTTATTAATAGTTTCAAGTCTAATGGATGTTCCTCAAGAAGTAACATGTAATTCAAATGTATATGTTTGGTTTGTAGGAGAAGGTAGTTTAAATAATACTGGAAATATTACTTTCAATTCTCCCTCTCATGTAAAAGCTGAAAGCAATCAAACTATATTTACTGGTAGTGGAACTATTAGTTTTACTAATCCAGGTATAATGTATCCTGATTGGTGGAAGAAAAATACTACTCCAGGAACTACAGATATGTATGCTGCTATTTATGCGGCAGAAACAGCTTGTTCAAATGGTGGAACTATTAAATTCAATGAGTATAATACATATGTAATATCAACTGATCTAAGCATAGGTAGTGATATTATATTAGACTTGACAAATGCAGAACTATCAATAGATTCCGCTATAGTTCTTACTATATACTCTGCTGCTTGTATAGTAGCACCTAGAAATAAAAAGATATTTACAGGTGAAGGTAATGTAGTTTTTTCTACCGCAGATGAAGAAGTTATTTTTAATTGGTTTGAAACATCAGCAAAAGCTGTTTATGCTACTCCTATCGGTGGATCTCTGTTGCTTCTTGGAACTTTAGATTTTGCTGATTATGGTGTTATTAGTTCTACGAAACCGATATATATACGTGGTATTGGATGGGGAAAATTCTCAGATGGTAAATTTTATGGAACAAAAATCATAAATAGTGGAGATGATGCAATAGATTCTCCATGTATCACAATAGATGGTGGTGCAGTTGGTGAAAGATTACATCATCCAATGATTAGAAATATATATATTCAACACGAAGGCGGTACATCTTTTGCTATATCTCTTGATGAAACTACTTATAACAGAATAGAAGAAGTATATATAGATTGTAATTTTCTTGGTTATGGTGGAATAAATACTCTTGATGTTGGCGGAGCTAGTTTCGGAAGTTTTTTTACTACTATAACAAATTCGAGAATTTCTTGGTTTACCGCTTATGGAATAAAATTTGAAGGAGCTGGTTCTGTACATAAAGTAATTGATTGCCATGTAAATACTAACCAAGATGATGCTGTTGGTATTTATACTAACAGGGAAGGAACTTCAATAGTTGGTGGTCAAGTTGGATTATCTGGTGAAAATAACATTGGAATATATTTTTATAATACTGCAAGTTCTATTTTCAGGGGTGGTTATGTTAATCAAGTTTTCTTTGAGAATTTTACCGCAACTAGTAAATGTGTAAGTATAGATGGAAACACACATGCTTTTAATGATGTAAAACTTGAAGGACTAAGGGCCAGTCTTTCAAATAATTTAGGTATTTTTTGTAATTTTGGAAGGGCTGGTTTTTGTACTTTAATACATTCTATGCTTTCAGAATTATTAGGTGGTGGAACCGCTGTTGCATGGGGTGAAAATTCTTTAAATTGTACTGTAGATAGTGGATCTATGTATGCAATGGTATATACAGTTCATGCTTCAGCAATTAGAGCATTTTTTCGACATGGGCCTATATCTGAAAGTAATTTAGGAAATATTCAAACAGACGCTAATATAACTATTTCTGTAGATTGGATTACTGAATGGAAAACTCCAATGTTGTGGGATGGTACAAGTTGGAGAAAAACAGATACATCAAGAATTTCAACTGCAACAATGTCAGGAAATGAAACGATGACTGCCGAAGATGGAAATGTTTGGATTAGAGATCCAAATGGATCTAATAGAAATTTAGTAATTTCAGATGCAGACTTTTTTCCAGGTGAAGAAATTACTGTAATAAATACCGCTGCTGGAGCGAATAGTCTTATGTTTGATTCTGCTGGAATAAACCAAGCTGTAGCTCAAAATCAACGTGGAATTTTTAGATTTGATGGAACTGACTGGTACACTATTTTTGTTGGATAAAACATGTATAAAGAATTTACAGTAAGTTTTCATAAAGGACTTCGTGAGAATGGTTCTCCTAGAATATTTGAAGATGGAGAATGTTCTATAGCACAAGATTGCTATTTTGATGAATTAGGAAATATCTATTCAAGGAAATTTATAAATGTAGTATCAAGTTTTGATGATAAGATTAAAACTATATTTCCATATAATTATCAAAATAGGCTATTAATATCTACTAAAAATGGGAACCTTTATGATTATAATGAAAGTATAAATAATTCTGAAAAACTTATTTCTAATAGCATAGGATCAGATAAGTTATCTTGTGTTGAATATAATAATATAGCTTATTTGTTTAATAAATTTTGTGCTAAAGCGTACAATGGAGTAAGTATAAGAAATGTTGGAAATCCTGCTCCTACAATAGCTCCAGTAGTAAGCGTAATAAATAAAGTAATAGATAATGCTACTACAAATTGGACTGCTTCCGCTAATGTAACATCTTCAGTAGATGAACATAATTTTAAAGTAAGTCCAAGTTCAATTAAACTAGATGTAGCATTAGCTTTTACAACTGGTGTAATAGCTTATCATGATTTTAGTGAAGCTATAGATTTAAGTAGCTATACACATATTGGATTTTGGTTTAAATCGAGTAAAGATTTAAGCACTGGAGATATAGAATTTTTACTTGATGATACGCCAGCTTGTGTTAGTCCATTAGATACTATAGATATTCCAGCTTCAAGTGTTAATACTTGGAAATGGATAGAAATAGAAATACCAACTGGATTAACAAGTGTAAAATCCATTGGATTGAATATGCCAGTAGACATTGGAGTAGTTACACTTAGGATAGATAAAATAACTGCTGTTCTAAAAGGTAACTTAAATGGTACATATTACTATAAGTATAGATATGTAGATAAGAATAACAAAGAAAGCTCAGATAGTCCAATTTCTGAAGCTATTAGTTTAAATGATGAATATGCAAATATAGAAGTATTTGCAAGTCCAAGTAGTGAAATAATTAAGATGAATTTATACAGGCTTGGCGGAACTTTAACGGACTGGTATTTTGTAAGAAAAATAAGTAAGTCCAGTCAAGATGATATTCAAGATAATAAAGCTGATACAGATTTAATTACATTATGTGAAGATAATATAAACGATCCACCACCTGCTGGTTTGAGTTATATAGTAGAGCATTATGAAAGACTAATAGGTGTTAAAGATAATACTTATCCTAATAGTATAAATTTTACAAAAGAATATGAACCTGAGTATTGGGGAAATAATTATAATCAACAGTATTTAGTTTCTAATTCTGATCCATGCACTGGTTTAGTTTCATGGGGGAGATATTTAATATTATGGAAAATAAATAAAATATATATAATTGAAAATACAGATCCTACAAAATGGAATATAACAAAATCTTCAAGTAATAGTGGAAATATAGCTCCATTTGCAGTTAAATGTTTTAATATACCTGTATCTGTTTTGGCTTCATATAGTTTGCCATTGTATATAAATTATTCGGGATGGTTCGCTTTCGATGGAAACAAGGAGATTTACTTATCGGACAAGGTAAGAAATTTCTTTAAAACAAATAAAAGATTACTACCTAATGCGATAAGTGAATTACATGATAATAAGTTTTACTTGTTATTACCAGATTATATTATTCTAATTTATGACTTCATACAGAAAATATTCTATACTCAAAAGTTAAAATTAAGTGAAATAAGTTATAACTATTTGAATAACTTTCTATACGCTGGAGATGAAAACAATAATCTTGTTAAGCTAGAACAAGATATAAATGTAGATAGTTATGACTCTGTTGATTTTAAAATCAAGAGTAAGGCATATCCATTACATGATGTTCCTAATATGGAAGGTAGTTTACGAAATTTCATACTATGTATAAATACTAAGAATCAAGATGTATTGTTTAATATATACATAGATGGAGTATTGGTTCAAACTATCACTATTAATACTTCCCATGTAGAAAGATTACGAAGAAGTTTCAATAGTAATTTAACCGGAAGATTTGTAGAATTTGAGTTTGTTTACTCAGGAACAAAACAAATTTATATAGAACTACCCATTATCATAAACCCGAAAGATAAATTAAATGTCTGAGCAAGTAGGATACATAAATAACTTAGATTTACAAGAAATAAACGACAAGTTTCGTATTATACAAAATTTGTTCGATG